ACACTATCTGCAAAAAACGCCCTCGGTAAGTCGGTTTATGGTGGCGTGGGGTCTTTTAAAGAGTTTATTTTAAACCTAGTAGAATCCGACGGGGTGACACTGTATGCTGTAGATGAAGTTCATAGTCTTTTTGCGAGCATGAAGAGCAAGAATGCTAATACCTATGAGTCAAAAATGGAGGCGGAGATCTTAACAATGAGCTCTACGTCACTCTACACTTTCCGGGGCGCTGAAAAGCGTGAGTTTGCTGAAAAGATAAACAACAATATCGCACGCCTAAACAAACGAATAGATATGGGCGAGGACAATCTGCAAGATCAGGTTGACACACTAAACAAAAGGCTTGGTTACATCGAAAGCGGTTTCCCCAATCCGCATTTTAGCCTGATGGGCCACTCTACTCCGGACAATATAGACGGGCTTATCAACCAGCAAAACATAGGCAGCGGCTTGCTTGGCCGTATGCTTGTTGTACGCTGTAACGAGTACAGGGCAAAGCTTGACCTTGATAATATGATGCCGCAAGATCAGGTTGACAGGCTTGAGGAGGATATTGTTTTTAGTTTGAGAATGATAAAAGGTCACGAGGGGGAAATGCCAATAACGCCAGAGGCCAAGAAAACCCTTGACGAATGCTTGGAATACTACGAAGATGACGATCAGAGGAACCATCCAGCTATCGGCGCATTGTATGCCAGGTGCTATGAACAAGTTTTAAAGGTGTCGGCGATCCTAGCTTTAGGATGCAGAGAAGTTAAAAAAGAGCATGTAGACTATGCTTTTGCTCTTGTCGAAAGCTCTATTGCTGACATCACGTATCTGCTTGGTAAGAATAATTTAGAAAATGGCGGCCACAGCATAAGACGATCCGACGTTCAAAATAATGCTAAAGAGACGGTTATTAGGAATTGCAAAGGTCAAGGTAAGCCGCTGTCTGTAATAAAACAAATATTAATGAGACCTAAAGCCTTTAGGTCGTTAGCGGGCGAAGCAGAAAAGCAAGGGAAAGACATTATTCAAGAATTAATAGATAAGATGGTAGCCGATGGCGATTTGATTCTTAATGAAAGCAACAACAAAAAAAGATACAGGTCAGAAAAATAAACTTTTACTTTTAACAAATGTATCGCTAATATAACCAAAACAAACAGAGGGTAACAAAATGAAAGCTGAAGAATTAAAAGAGATTTTAAGGCTGCATAAGTTATGGCTTAAGGATAAATCTGATGGATGTCGTGCAAACCTAAGCCATGCAAACCTAAGCGATGCAAACCTAATCGGTGCAAACCTACGCTATGCAAACCTAATCGGTGCAAACCTAAGCCATGCAAACCTATACTGGGCAAGCCTACGCGGTGCAGACCTAATCGGTGCAGACCTAAGCGGCGCATACCTAAGCGGTGCAGACCTAAGCGATGCAATCCTAATCCATGCAAGCCTAAGCGATGCAAACCTAAGCTATGCAAACCTAATCGGTGCAAACCTAAGCCATGCAAACCTAAGCGATGCAAACCTAAGCGGTGCAAACCTAATCGGTGCAAACCTACGCTATGCAAACCTAATCGGTGCAAACCTAATCGGTGCAAACCTACGCTATGCAAACCTAATCGGTGCAAACCTACGCGGTGCAGACCTACGCGGTGCAGACCTAAGCTATGCGCTAGGTAATATGAAGCAAATAAAAACAATATCTTTAGAGGCTTATCATATTAATTACACGAAAGATGTTATTCAGATAGGTTGTGAAAATCACAGTATAGAAGATTGGAAAAACTTTAGCGACGAAAGAGTATCAGAAATGGACGGAGAAGAAGCGCTAACTTTTTGGAGAAAATACAAGGATTTCATATTTTCTGCTATAGAGTTAAGCCCGGCTGAGGCCTAATATAACCAAAACAAACAGAGGGTAATAAAGTGAAAGCTGAAGAATTAAAAGAGGTTTTAAGGCTGCATAAGTTATGGCTCGCTGATGATTTCGGAGGGGCGCGTGCAAACTTAAGCAGTGCAAGCTTAATCGGTGCAGACTTAAGCGGTGCACACTTATGCAGTGCAAACTTAAGCGATGCAAACTTAAGTGGTGCAAACTTAAGAGATGCAAACTTCTGCGGTGCAAACCTAAGCGGTGCAAGCTTAAACTATGCAAACTTAAGAGATGCAAACTTCTGCGGTGCAGACTTAAGCAGTGCAAGCTTAAACTATGCAAACTTAAGCGGGGCAGACTTAAGCGGTGCAAACCTAAGCGGTGCAAGCTTAAACTATGCAAACTTAAACTATGCAAACTTATACGATGCACTAGGAAATATGAAGCAAATAAAAACAATATATTTAGAGGCTTATCATATTAATTACACGAAAGATGTTATTCAGATAGGTTGTGAAAATCACAGCATAGAAGATTGGATAAGCTTTGATGATAAAAGAATATTAGAAATGGATGGAAAAACGGCATTAACTTTTTGGAGAGAATATAAAGATTTTATTTTTACAACTATAGAGTTAATTCCAGCAGAGTCATAAATAACAAAAACCAGAGGGTAATAGAAATGAGCATATTAGAAACAATAAGCAAGCCAGCCGGTAGGCCCGCAATAATCACATTGCTAGGCGACGCCGGTTTAGGCAAAACATCAACGGCAGCAACTTTTCCTAAGTCTATTTTTATCAGGGCTGAGGACGGGTTACAGTCTGTTCCTACTGACAGAATGCCTGACGCTTTTCCGATTATTGAAACCGTAGATAATTTATGGGATCAATTAAAATCATTAATACGTGAGGAGCACGATTATAAAACAGTTGTTATTGATTCGGTTACGGCTCTTGAGCGCTTGTTCATACAGCACATTGTAGATACAGACGACAAAAAGCCGAAGAGCATCAACCAAGCTTTGGGAGGATACGGTGCAGGGCTTGGAGCGGTTGCTACACTTCATCAGCGAGTAAGGAAAGCTTGCGGTTACCTTAATGAAAAGAAAGGTATGAATATAGTTTTTATTGCCCATGCCGACACAGAAACTATGGACCTCCCAGATCAGGAGCCGTATACTCGCTACACTATGAGGTTAGGCAAGAAAAGCCAAGCGCCATACACGGACGATAGTGACGTAGTAGGGTTTTTAAAACTAAAAATGTTTACCAAGGGCGACGACGGAAAGAAAAAAGCAATAAGTAACGGCGACCGTGTTATAGACTGCACGGCCTCTGCAGCAAACGTATCTAAAAACAGATATGGTATAAAAGAATTATTGCCGCTTGAAGAGGGTGTTAACCCTTTCACCGGTATCATTAAATCATTAAACTAAACTAAAAAAGGTAGAATAATTATGAGTAATTTTTGGGATATGTCAGACGGTGAAACCGTCAGCAACGACGGCAATTTTGAAATGGGCGGCGGTAATTTTGAGCCAATCCCCGACGGAACTACTGTTAACGCAATCTGTACGGATGCGCAGTGGTATACATACGAGGATACACCGGAGGTAATTTCTTTAAGTTGGGAAGTTTTGGAGGGGGATTTTAAAAGCCGTAAAATTTTTCAAAAATTAAAGGTTAACGAGAGCGACCCTAAGAAGTCAGACAAAGCCAAGAAAATGCTGGCGGCTATTGATGCGAACGCTGGCGGTCAACTGTTTAAGCTTGGCAAAAAGCCGGAGGATATTGACCTAGCCACTTGCTTAGCTAATAAGTCTATGTTATTAAAGCTTGGCGTTTGGGATATGAATGATAAAAAAGGTAATTGGGTTATGGCAGTCGCGCCATCTGGTACGCCGGTTAAGCAGCCGGTTGCGGCTAAAAAGCCTGATAGTTTTGATGATGATATTCCGTTCTGATAATAATAATAACCTTGCCGCTTCGGCGGCTTTTTAATTTATGGGTGATGAGATGATTAAACAAGGCACAGAAGAATGGCACAAACAGCGTGTAGGCATGATAACCGGCTCGCGTGTTGGAGCAATACTAGGGCTTAACCCCTGGTCTAGCCGTGACGATGTTATGCGCGAAATGGTGCGAGAGTATCACGGCGCTGAAAAAGAATTTATCGGCAATGTGGCCACGGCCCACGGAAAAATAAACGAAGCCAATGCTATATTTGAGCTAGAAATTGAACATGAAATAGAGGTGGAGGAAACCGGTTTCCATGTTCATCCTGATTACCCTTGGTTAGGGGCTAGTCCAGATGGGCTTATAGATGAAGACGCTGTAGCGGAGGTAAAATGTCCATACGGCTTGCGTAATGAAAAAAGACCAACGTTCAAAACACCAATAGAGCAGCTGCACTATCTAGCGCAAATGCAAATTGAAATGGCTTGCACAGGAAGGGATAAATGCTATTTCTATCAGTGGAATCAATATGCAAATAATCTAGAAATGGTTTATTTTGATAAGGAATGGATGAACGAAACCATACCTAAGTTACACGATTTTTATTTAGAGTATTTAGAGGCAATAAAAAACCCCGGCGAATACATTGAGGGTTTAGTTCAACTGATACCCGAGAGCGTACACGCCGATAATTACATTGCGGCCAAGGAAAAGCTAGAAGAGGCAAAGGCGGATTTAGAAGAGGCTAAGGAGCAGCTGATAAAACTGGCTAACGGTAAAAAATCAAAAATAGGAGATTTATTGGTTTACCCCATTGAAAAGAAGGGGTCAGTCAGTTATGCTAAAGCTATAAAGGATTTAGCGCCAGACGCAGACCTGAGCGGCTATACCGGAAAACCTTCTACCTCGTGGGGAATAAAATGATAGAAATGATGATAATGATAATTAAGATATGGATTATAATGTCGTTTGCAGGTATTGCTGGAGCTTTTTCCATTTTTATCTTGTATAAAATCGCGGAGCTTCTTGGGTTATGAAACTAAGAGACTACCAACAAGAAGCCGTAGAAGCCGCGCAAGCGGAGCTTTCACAATGTTATGAGCCGTGCTTGATCGAGGCCGCCACAGGCTGCCACAGAAAAGGGACGCTGTTTATAATGAGCAACGGCAGCTTTAAGGCTGCAGAGGATGTTTGCGTTGGCGACAAACTGCTAAACCCTGCAGGCGGCTTTAATGAGGTTATGAGCCTATGCCGTGGGTTTGATTCTATGTATAAGGTGACCCCAACTAAGGGCGATTCCTTTTATTGCAACGGAGGTCACATACTACACTTAGAAAAGACTCCTACAGGAAAGAAAAATTTTACTACCGGGTCTATTAATCTAACTGTTAACGAATATTTGAATAAGAATAAGACTTTCAAACACACTCACAAGATAAAAAGGAATGATCTCCAGATAGAGTTTGATGTAGAGCCTAAGCCGCTACCAATCCCTGCTTACATGTTAGGTCTGTTTTTGGGCGATGGGCATATCGGTAGCGCTGTCGGAATAACAACAGAAGACAAAGAGATAGTAAGCTCTATATATAAATACGCAGAAGAGGTGGGGCTTAATGTTGTCCCTCACTTTAACGACAGCAAAACGTGCCCGTCTTATAATTTTAGTCTTCCTAAGGGTGTTCAGACCAGGGGGAAAGGCAAGCTACAGAACATTTTTAGGGCGATGGGGTTATGGAAAAAAAAATCTGGAAATAAGTTTATCCCCAGCGAATATAAAACAGCGCAGCCTGAGGACAGGTTAAAACTTTTGGCAGGTTTAATTGATTCAGACGGTAGTTTATCTTCGGGATGCTTTGATTATCTATCAAAATCTGAAACATTAAGCAATGACGTTGCTTTTATTTGCAGAAGTTTAGGCCTATCTTCTAATGTAACCAAGTGTAGAAAATCATGCAAAGGATTTTCAGGTGTATATTATAGAGTCTGTATAAGCGGAGACTGTCACATAATACCGACCAAACTGCCAAGGAAAAAGTGCGGAATTAGGAATCAAAAGAAGAGGAACTCTGTAACAGGGTTTAAAATAGAAAAGGTTTCCGATTGCGAGCCCTATTACGGGGTTCGTATAACTGGCAACCATCTTTATTTTTTGCATGATTTCACGATAACCCATAACAGCGGAAAATCACACATAATCGCAGCTGTAGCCCACTGGCTTCACCAAAAATCAGGTAAAAAAATACTGTGCCTTGCACCATCCGCTGAACTTGTCGAGCAAAATCACGAAAAGTATTTGCAGCTAGGCGAGAAGGCAAGCATATACAGCGCGAGCATACAGAAAAGCTTGCGTCATGATGTTGTATTTGGTACGCCAATAACTGTGTTAAATTCTATTTGTCGATTTAGGGATAAGTTTGCGGCTGTCATTGTTGACGAAGCGCATGGAATAACCCCGACAATAAAAACAATAATTGAAGAGCT